AAGAATTTTTCAGAGCCAAAAGCGATGGTATTCTTTATGTTGGATTATACACTGAACCAGTTGGAACAATTGATTTTGCAGAAATTTCAAACGTACAAAACTTTTCTAATGGTACAATTAGACAAATTGGTGTATGGCAGAAAAAAGATGCTTTTGCTACTTCTCAACTTGGGACAGTACAAGCAATATGTACATCTTTATTTGCTTTGCATACTCCTTTGGAAGTTGTTTTTAATGCAGAGATTTCAGCAACTACTACAATTACTGATTTGTCTTCATTGGCTGGGTTAAGTAATAATCAAGTGATGACTGTAATCGGTCAAGATGGAAACAATTTAGGGAATGACTTATTCAATGCACTTGGAAAAAGTGTTGGTTGTGTTGGTACTGTTTTAGGTAGTATCGCAGCAGCAGACGTTGCAACTTCAATTGCTTATGTTTCTCAATTCAATATTGGAGCAACAGCAGAATATCAAGAACCTGCATACTCAAATGGAACATTATTAAATACAATTGACGAAAATACAAAAGTATTATTGTCAAATCGTAGGTATGTCTATGGTCGTAAAAGAATTGGTTTGGATGGAACGTTCTTTAATGCTTCTTCAACTTCAATTTCAGAAACTTCTGATTTTGCGACAATGGAGAATAACAGAACCATTGACAAAGCAAGTAGAGAATTAAGAACATACTTAATCCCTTTATTGAATAGTAAATTATTTGTAAATGCTGATGGCACTTTGAATTACGAAACAATTTCAACATTTCAAGTAGCAGGAGATAGAGCATTGCAAAATATGTTGAATGCTGGTGAGATTTCAGCTTTCTTAATTTCTATTGATGAAAATCAAAATGTTTTATCTACCTCAAAAATTATAGTTACTGCAACTATTATTCCTGTTGGTGTAGCCAAAAATATTGAAGTTCCTTTATCTTTTGCAGTTCAATTAGCTTAAATTTAAAAAGTCATGGCAAAAACATTAGTAAACGGGGTCGAGTATAGCTGGGTTGATGTGAGAATCAGAATTGGAGCAACTGAAATTGTTGGTTTAACTTCTTTGACTTACAATACTAAGCAAGAAAAAGCAAATATTTATGGTACAGGCGAACAGCCAGTATCAAGAGGAAAAGGATCGAAGGAATACGAAGGCTCAATGTCTTTGTTAATGAGTGAATTAGAATTATTAAGAGCAGTAGCAACTGATGGAGATGTTACTAATTTAGCTCCTTTTGATTTACAAGTAACTTATGCACCTACTGGTGATCCTACAAAATTGACAAATCATACTTTACAGAATTGTGAATTTATGGAAAATCCATCTGGAGGAAGTCAAGGAGATACTTCTTTGCCTCAAGATGTTCCATTTATTTGGGCAGGATTTAAGAAAACATAGTAATAATTATTAAAGAGCAACAAGATGAATATTACAGCAGAAAACGAAAATGAAGCCAAAGAAAAGGCTATAAACTTACTAGAACAAGCAAAACAGAAAAAAGAAGAACTAATCTCTAAGTATGATTTGGATGATGTTGATGTTGTTTCTGTGAATGGTAAAAAAGGTGTTGCCTTTGCTTACCTGAAGGAATTTAACATGACTGCTTTTTCTCTTACTGTACAATTTCAAGCTGAACCTATAAAGGCACTTGAAATGATTTTTAAATTACTTGTATTAGAAGAGTCTGATAAATTAATTTTTACTGATTCATATAAGATGCAAGTGTTATTGTGGATATCAGAAAATTCTGTAAAAAAAAATGCGAACTTAATAACCTTCTAAAACTTTATGAGTTATGAAGCTATTTCACATCGCAAATCAAATAAGATTTAATCATTATAGTATTCTTGTTGCTCTAGATAATCCGATTATAGACTTTTTACAGTCTATGTCGGATTTATCTACAATAAGAAAAGAAAACGCTTTAATGAGGATGTATCTGAATATTGATACTGATAATATTAAAACTTTGGAGGATTGGGCAAGGCTAAACGGTGAAATGTGGTACGCTTTGAAAGTCACTGGCAAGGTTAGAAAAGATAAAAACGGTAAATATTACTTCGCAAACAATGGCTAATAAGGTAACATACGAAATTGATATTGACAGTAAAGGCGCTGTTGCAGGAATAAAAAAAGTAGATAATGCTATTGATGGTTTAGATAAAAATGTATCTAAAAGTAGTAAATCTATGGGGGGATTAATGGATTTATTAAAACCTTCTCCTATGGCAATTGCTGCTGCTGCTGTTACTGGCATTGGTATTGCCTTTGGTTTTGCTGCAAAGAAAACAATGGAGTTTGACAAACAAATGTCTTCAGTAAAAGCTGTAACAAATGCTACTGATGAAGACATGGCGAAACTTCGTGAAACTGCTTTAAAATTTGGTGCTTCTACTTCTTTTTCTGCTACTGAAGCAGCTAAAGGATTAGAATTTTTAGGTATGGCAGGTTTTACGGCGAAACAATCGATTGAGGCATTACCAGGTGTTTTAAATTTGGCTGCTGCTTCTGGCATGGAGTTAGGGCGTTCTGCTGATATTGCTTCAAATATTTTATCTCAATTTCAAAAACCAGCATCCGAAACAAATAACTTAGTTGATTTATTAGCTAAAACAGTGACGAGTTCTAATCAGAACATGGAGCAATTAGCTGATGCGATGAATTACCTTGGTCCTACTGCTGCTGCTTTAAAAATTCCAATTAGTGAAGTTTCTGCAACGATTGGAACAATGGCTAATAATGGTTTGCAAGGTAGTTTAGGAACTAGAGCGCTTGGGAGTAGTCTTGTAAGATTGGCAAAACCTACAAAGCAAATGAAAGAGGTTATTTCTAACCTTAATTTGGAGTTTTTTAACCAACAAGGCGAGTTTAAAGGAATAATTGGACTAACCAAGGAACTTGAAAGAGCAACCGAAGGAATGACGGACAAAGAAAAGCAGAAAACACTTGCTACTTTGTTTGGTGCTGAGGCAATTCAAGAAATGAATATTCTTTTAGCTACTGGTTCTGATAAATTACAAACTTATACAAATAAATTAAAAAATTCTGAGGGAGCTGCTAAAAAAATGGCAGAAGCCAAGTTAGATAATTTAGCTGGAGATTTCAAGTTATTAAATAGTGCAGTAACAGATTTATCAATTAGACTTTTAGAAACAAGTCAAGGAGGATTAAGGGATATTGTACAAGGTTTTACAAGTTTTATTACTTTACTTACTGAAAATAAGGATGCAATTTTTAATATGTTTGCTCCTTTAAAGGACAATGCAAAAAGTGTAAATGAGATAGTAGAAAGTTTTACTAAACTAATTAATGTTTTTACTGGTGAGGATAATAATTTTCTAACCTTAATGTCTAAAGGGATTAAAAATATATCAGAAAGCATTAATGAAGTTACCACTGCTATTGATTTGACTATTAAAGCAATTACTGAGATGCGAAGTTTTGGCAAAGATTTAGGAAAAGGTTTTATGTCTGCTGGTGATGAAGTTGCTTCTGCTTTTGGTTTTGGTTCAGAAGAAAAAAAAGATCCTAAACTTGATCCTGATTACGTGCCAACAGATACAGAATTGGGATTCGTTGAGGATGTAGTAAAAGACACAACTCCAGTAGCAAAAACAAATAATATCGCAAGTGATGCTAACACAATGGCTTCTGTTGTTGCTGAAAAACAGAAAACAACAAAATTAAATACAAATGTTGAAAAAGTAAGTGGCTCAAAACCTACAAACATTACTTTAAATATTGGAAAATTGATTGAAAACTTTTCTGTAAATTCAACAAATGTAACTGAATCAACAGCAAAAATTCGTGACATGGTAGCTGAGGTTCTTTTAACTGCTGTAAATGATGTAAACTTAATAGCTGAATAATGAGAAAGATTGAGAAAATAGAAGGTCTTGTAATTAGACAAGCAAAGAAAATATCATTACTTCCTGCTTTTAATAATATTGTTTCAGAAAGTAGAAATTTTGATGTACAAAATATTGATACAACAACGCAAGAAGTTGATAAGTCTTCTTTGGGGACTGCTGTATATTCAAATCTTGTTTTTGAAGAAGGAAACTATGATGATTTAGATGGCAATACTATAAATTATGCGAGTGGTGGACTCATCTTTAATTCTGCTGTATTCATTGTAAATGTTCAGAAAAATATCGTTAAAACGCAAGTATTAGATAGAGCAGGAACAGTAAAAGAACATATCACACAAGGGGATTACTCAGTATCTTGTAATTGTGAACTAACAGGAGAAGACGGACAACGTCCTGATGATTTACTGAGAGAGATTAGGAGAATTTTAGAAGTGCCACAGGCTTTGACTGTAACATCTGTTTATTTACAATTATTTGGAATCGAACAAATTGTAATAGAAAGTTCTGATGTAGCACAAAGAAAAGGAAGTAGAAATATTATTGATTTTAATTTTACTGCTAGTTCTGATATTCCTTTGGAAATTGAACTATTAAACAACTTGTAAAATGTTTAGATTAGTAGGACAAACAACAATAGGGAGCGTTTTTATAAATGGTCTTACTGAAATTAGCTTTTCATCAAGTTGGGAGGATTTGACACAAATAGGAAAGTTAATAATTCCACGTAATTTAAAATTTCAAGGTAAACCAATAATTTCAGAAGGACCAAACTCGCTTTTTAAAAGAGGGGATAAAGTTGATGTAGTTGCTGGATATTTTCCAAATCAATCAACAATTTTTAAAGGGTTTGTCTCTGATGTAAAGCCTACAACTCCATTATCTTTTAAAGTAGAGGATAATTTTTGGTTGTTAAAACAAGTTACAGTTACTAAAACATTTAGAACAACAACATTAGACGATTTACTTTCTTATTTATTAGGAGAATTAAAGGCCAGTGATATTTATATAAATTCAGGATTAAGCATTGATTTTAAAAATACTGCTGATTTAACACTTACTAATTTTAGGATTAACAAAGCCACAATTGCTGAGGTGTTTAATAAATTGCGTGAATATGGATTATTTACATTTTTCAGAGATGAAACTTTGTATTGTGGGATTGCTATTGTTCCTGAATTACAAACAACACATAATATAAGTTTTGAGAGGGATGTAATAACTGATTCACTTATTTACAATAAAAAAGATGATCAAAAAATAAAACTTGTTGCTGTTTCCATTAATTTAGAAAATGAGAAAACAGAAGTAACTGTTGGAGACAGTGAAGGAGAACAAAGAAACGCATATTACTATAATTTAAGCGAATCGGATTTAAAAGCAATTGCAGAAAGAGAGATTGACAGGTTTAAATATGAAGGCTATAAAGGTACTTTTGAAACCTTTGGGGAGAAGATAATAAAGCATGGTGATATTGTTAATCTATCATCCAAAAGATACGATTATAGAAATGGAAAATACTTAGTTAAATCCGTTGATACGACTGTTGGAATTGGTGGATATAGACAAATTATTCAATTAGATAAAAAGATACAATAATGGCAACATCAAGAGAGATAAGGGAGTCAATAAAGAAAATAGTTGGTAATGAATCAATTACCTCTTTTCCTTGCAAAGTGATTGCTGTTAATGATAATCTTTGTGATGTTGAGCCTGTTTCTGGTGATGCTGAGATATTAGATGTTAGATTACAGCCCTCAAATGTTGCTGGTATTTATATTAAGCCAAAACTTGATAGTATTGTTTATGTAACAGAATTAAATATTGATAATTTTTTTATTACATTGTACTCAGAGATTGAAGAAATTGAATTAGGTGGCGATACCTATGGAGGTTTAACAATTACACCTGAATTACAAGAGAATTTAGACAAAAATAATAGCTTAATACAAGCATTGTTAAATATCATAAGTGGTTCACCTATTCCAGAGCCTGGTAATGGTTCTCCTTCTGCTTTTCAGTCTGCATTAGCTGCAGCAATCGTAGGAAAAACATTAGGAAATTTTGATGACATTGAAAACGAAAAAATAAAGCATGGCGATTTCAGTTAAAGACATAGGGTTTGATGATGATTTAATTATATTAAATGGAGATTTCAGCGTA